GATGACGGCTGAGGCCGTCCGGTTCAACGTCGCCGCCTGTGGTCGCCAGATGGGCAAGACCACGCTGGGCATCAGTCGTATCGCCGACATCGTCCAGACCCAGCCGTGCGCCTGGATGGCACCGACCTACAAGTACCTCGAGGAAGTGTGGCGCCACCTGCGCCAGGTGCTCGCGCCGATCACCGTCGAAAAGAGCGAGCAGCAGCACCGCATCGCCACGCGCGGCGGAGGCTCGGTCGAGTGTTGGTCGCTCGACGATCCCGACGCCGCCCGCGGTCGCAAGTATCGGCGCATCGTCGTCGACGAGGCCGCGCTGGTGCGTGATCTGGAGACTGTGTGGCAGGCCAGCCTGCGGCCGACGTTGAGCGTGCTGGGAGGCGACGCGTGGTTCCTGTCGACGCCCAAGGGGCTCGATTCGTTCCACCATCTGTACCAGCTCGGCCAGGACGACCTGCAGCCGGACTGGAAGTCGTGGCAGATGCCGTCGTCTGCCTCGCCGTACATCAGCGCCGACGAGATCGAGTCGGCGCGGCGCGAGCTGCCCGAGCGGATCTTTGCCCAGGAGTACCTGGCGCAGTTTGTCCAGCTCGAGGGCGCCGGGGTGTTCCGCGGCGTCTCGGCCGTCTCGCGACTGCAGCCCCAGCCGCCGTTGCGCGGACATCAGTACGTCATCGGCGTGGATTGGGGCAGGACCAACGACTTCACGGCTATCAGCGTCATCGACGCCAGCTCGCAGGAGCAGGTCGCGCTCGACCGCTTCTCGGAGATCGACTACGAGTTGCAGACCGAGCGGCTGCACGCCTGGGCCGACGTCTATCGACCGGTGTTGGTGGTCGCCGAGCAGAATGCGATGGGCCGTCCACTGGTGGAGCGATTGCAGACGGGCTACGCACGCATCGTCGGCGAGCCGCGGAAGGCGCTACCGGTGTGGGCCTGGGACGCGACCAACGCCAGCAAGGCGGCGCTGGTGCAGAGCCTCGGACTGGCGATCGAGCGCGGCAGCCTCACGCTGCTCGACGACGCGGTCCAGACCGGCGAGCTGCTCGCGTACGAGGCGTCGGTGTTGCCGAGTGGTCTTCTCCGCTACGGAGCGCCTGCCGGCCAGCACGACGACACGGTCATCGCGTTAGGACTGGCCTACCTTGGCGCCCAGCGGGAAGGCGCCGTCTCGGGCGTCAGTCGCTATGGGTTCAATGGCGCATACGCTCTCGGGCGTTGAGATGGGACGTCTGGATGGTGGTGGTCATCTTCGCGCTGGTCGTGGCGTTGTGGCTGATCGTCACGCTCTCGACCAGGTGATCTAGGACTTCTCGCGCTGACGCTCCCGCTCCTGCTCGGCATGGGTCTGATTCGGTTGGGCCGTCGTTCGATTGTTCGGTTGATTGGTGGGGGCGTTGCGCTCCTGGTCGAGCTGCTGCCGCTCCGCCTCGAGCTCTTCGGCCGTTTTCGGCACGCCGGCGATACGGTTGAGCGTGTCTTCTGGCGACTGGTCCGGCGTCTGGCGCTGCGCGTCCAGGGGCTGGGCCGGCGTCTCGCGCTGGGGCTCCTTGTTCTGCATGACGCCGCCATGTCGCAGGGTTGGTGCCAATGCGACGCATGCGCCGGCGTGACTCCATTACTTGCCAGGTTATGGAGTCCATTACCTGCTGTTACACTCGCGCGAGACCGACGTGGCCATCGATCGGACGCAGCACGAGCTCGACGCGCCGGACTCCCGCTACATCCTGGACCTGCAGACCGAGCTAGCGGACTCGTACCGCCAGCAGGACCTCGACATCGACGAGATGCGGTCGGTGCGCGAGATGAAGGTGCCGGCGATGGAGGAGGCCGACAGTCGCTACGTCATGGTGCACGTCGATCCGCGCGACCCGGACATCACTGAGGAAGCGTTCCAGCAGACGGCCATCCTGACCCTGGACAGGCCGAAGCTCAGCATCGTCGGCGGCGAAGGCGACACGGCGCAGACCGTCGCGTCCAAGCTCGAGCACTTCACCGAAGAGACGTTGTGGCAGTGCGGCACGCGCGACGTCGGCTCGGACACGATGACGCAGGTCACCGACAGTTGCCTCAACGACGGCGGCGGCTGGGCCAAGCTGCTGTGGGCGTCGGACCTGTGGCGCGAGCGGTACGCGCTGCCCTCACCCAAACGGGGTGATCCGACGTCGGCGTACACCGAGTACGACAAGGCCACCGAGGACGCCAAGAAGAAAGCCGGGCCACCCTTCGTGTGGGCGTACGTCGATCCGCGGACGGTGTATCCCCAACGCTCAGGCGGGCGGCTCGAGGAGGTCATCGAAACGACCGAGATGACCTTGCGCTCGGCGTTCCGCAAGTACCGCCTGGGCCGCGACTCGGAAGGCGAGATCGTGCCCGAAGAGCTCGGCGCGATCGTGCCGCCCATCGACGACACGTCCGGCACGGCGCGCGATCCGCTGGCGACCGTCGAGTTCCTCGAGCATTGGGACAAGACGTGGGTCAGCTACATGGTGGCCGGCCGCAACTTCAAGAACCAGCGCACGGGCGTCATCGTCAAGCAGTTCAGGCACGGCTACCCCTTCGGCGTCCCGTACGACTACGCGCCCGGTCTGACCATGTCGTGGATGCGCAACCGCAAGGTCGGCTGGGGCATCGGCCGGACGAAGCTCTGGTTAGTGAAGTACCGCCAGTACCTGCGCGCCATGCATGCGCAGTACGTGGCTCGCGATCTGATGAGCCCGCTGGTCACGTATGGCGACGCGCCCGCGGCGCTGCCGGCGGGCACGGGCGACGGGCTACCGCGGGAGCAAACCGACCTGGCACTGCATCCGGGCGAGATCCTGAACCTGCCTCCTGGTCGCCAGCTCAGTCGTATCGAGTACGCCGACGCGGCAACGTTGGAAAAACACATGGGCCTGATCGACCAGGCGATCAGGGATCTCGAGTCGCCGCGGGTCACCACGCTGAGTGGCATGGAGGGTGCCGGCTTCGCCATCAGCCAGATCCTGTCGTTCACCCGTACGCGCGTGGGACCCGTGCGGCACGGGCTCGAGCAGCTGCTGTACGGGCAGACCGAGAAGCTGTGGTGTCTGATCCGTGAGCGGGCCAGCGAGAAGGTCTGGGTCTTCTACGGCGGTGGTGAGGTCGGCGACAAGAAAGCGAACGCCGAGTTCATCGGTTTTGGACCCAAGGACCTCGAGCGCCCCATGCACATCAAGTGGGAAGTGCAGGCGCTGCTGCCGACGGACGAGACCATCCGCGCGCGCTACGCTCACGAGCGGCTGGCCGCGGGCACGTTCGGCAAAGATGAGGCGGTCACGTACCTGGGCGACAACCCGGACGAGATCCGACGTTCCATCGCGCGCGACCGGATCCGCGCCAGCCCCGCGTATCAGAAGTGGCTGGACGCGGAGGTATTCATGTCCGCCGGTCGAGGCGACCTGCTGCAGAAAGCGCAGGAGGCCGAGCAGCTGGCGCTGCAGGGCCAGGTGTCCGCCGCAGGACCTGGTGGACCTGGTGGTGCGCCGCAGCCTGGTGTGTTCGAGGGTGGCGGACCAGGCATGGGTGGCATCCCGGATCTCGCCGCGCTCGCCGCGGCACCGAATGGCGCAGGCGTCAACCCACCGCCGTACGGGCAGGTCGTGGCCGGTGGTCAGCAACCAGGTGGGACGATTCCGCCGGGTGGCGTGCCGTTAGCAGCGTCGCCGGCTGGCGGCACGCCGTTCCCGTCGCGAGGTGCGCAGTGAGCATGCCGCTCGGGCCGGACCAGCCTCCGCCGCGGCCCAAGCAGGACCAGAAGAACGAGGTCGTACGTCTGCAGTCGGAGATAGCTAACGAGGTCTCGCGCGATGCGCCGGAGATCGCTCAGGGTGTTTTCGGCGACAACGCGCGGCATCCAGACATGGTCAACCTCCCGAACGCCAGTATCGACAACGTGTACCGCCAGAAGTACGAGGCGCAGGATCGTGCCTGGCTCCAGGCCGAAGCTCGGCGCGACCCCGAGCAGTTCATCACGGTTGCCAAGCGCATCGGCGTGACCATGCCGCAACCTGGGGAACCGCCTGCGGCGATCGCGCCGTCGCAGGCACCTCTCACGGCACCGCCGCCCACTCCGGTCGTGCCGTCTCCCGTTCCTGCAGCGGTCCCGCCGCCCGCAATGGTGCCTCCCGTTCCACTGCCAACGGCGCCTCCGCTGCAGGCTGGTGCACCGCCCGTGCCCGTCACCTTTGGTCCGAACGGACAACCTCTTCCCCCTTCAGGCCTAGGCTGAGCCGATGCCCGGTACGCTGCTCGCCAGCGACTGGCAGTCATCCGTCGAGGACGAGCTGCATCGCCACGTCACCGACGCGATCAACGCCGCGACCCAGGCAGCGCAGAACGCGGCTGGTGCGATCCCGCAGATCCAGGCACCGCAGATATCGGTGCCGACGGTCAACCCGCAAGCGGTCCTGGACGAGCTGAACCAGCACGTTCAGAACATCGTCCAGACTGCGACGCAGGTCGCGCAGCCCGCGGTCGTCCAACTCGGCCAGGTGCAGAACGAGTTGCAGAACCACGTCGCGACCGTGCTCGGTGGCGCAGCGCAGGGGCCGTTCACGCCGTTGAACCAGCCACAGCCGCAGCAACCAACGTCGGCGCTCGGCCAACCCACGATCACCACGCTGGGCGGCGGCAGCACAGACGCGACGGCACCGCTCGGTGCGCCGGCAGCGGCAGGTGGCGACGTGCTTGGCGCACCATCGGCGGACACGACCGCGTCAACGACCGCGGTTCAGACGCCGCAATCGCTCGGTGCCGCGGGGCGCATTCCAGCGAACTACAACGTCCCGATCGACAAGGGGCCGACCATCTCTCGAGCGCAGGCTGAGGCGGTCGTCAAGGGCACGCCGCTCGAGGGTATCGGCGGTCAGATCTGGGATCTTGGCGTCAAGTACAACGTCGACCCGGCGTTCGCGCTGTCGGTTGCCAAGAACGAATCGGCGTATGGCGATCCGAACGTCGCGCCATCGCAGAATCGCACGAACAACATCTGGGACATCAGCAACGCGCTGTACGGTGGCACGCCAGTGCCTGGCACCCGGTGGGGCCAGTATCCAGACAAGATCACGGGTGCTGAGGCGTTCTACAAGCTGATCACGCAGGAGTACTACCCCAAGGGGCAGACCAGCGTCGGCTCGGTGATGTGGGGCCCAGACGGCTCACAGACGCACGCATACGCGCCGCTGTCGGAGAACAGCGCCGACTACCCGCAGCGGTTGATCGACACGATGGGCAACTATCGACAGTTGCCCGGCGGCACTGGCGGTCAACCATCAACAGCGCCCACCGCGCCGGTCACGACGGCTCAAGCCCGAGCTGCTGACCTGGGCTACAGGGACATCTCGCAGTTCGGCGACCAGCAGCTCACACCCGCGGAGGCCTATGCAGCATGTGGACCGGCTGCCGCTGTCCGATTTGCCGAGCGGTTCGGTCGTCAGCCGACGCTGAGGGAAGCGACCGACCTGGCCGCGAGCGTTGGATGGACGGCCCAATCTGGCATGGCCGGGATCTCGAGCGAGCAATCGTTGATGAACAAGCTCGGGATCAAGACCAAGCTGATCGAGGGCCCGCAGTGGGACGTGTTCGCAAGGGAGGCGCAGACGGGTAATCCCGTCACCATCAGTACCTACGGCAAGAACGGCGGTCACTATTTCTTCGCGGACGCCTTCAACCCGGATACGGGCGCGTTCCACGTTGGGCAGTCAGGTAAGGATCTGATCGGCGGTTCGGAGTGGATGACGCCAGCGCAGATGCAGAACCTGATGGGCAGTGCCCAGGGCGCGCTCTTCGCTGACCAGCCGGTGACGCCCGTGCCGAGTACGGCGGTCGCCGGCGGTCCCGCGCCCACCCTGGGGGCGACAACAGGCACGGCAGCGGCACCGATCAACGTGCCAGGTCCGCAGGCTAAGCCTCCGATTGTGATGGGCCAGAACCAGCCCGTGACGCAGATCGGCGGCGACCAGCAGCAGGGACTCACGCCGATTCAGACCGCCGGGGACGCCGTCGCGGGCGTGGTCGGCGACATCAAGCGAGCGGGCCAGCAGGCGGTCGCGACGTTGGGTGGCGAGCTGCAGAACCAGGTCGGCGGCACGGCATCGCAGCTCGGCACCGGCGTCCAGAGCGGCATCAGCCAGGTGCAGAGCACGGTCGGGGGTGCAGCAGACCAGCTCGGCACGGCGGTGCAGCAGAACGTCGTGCAGCCAGCACAAGCCGTTGCCGCGGCGGTCGCGCCGAACCTGGGCGGCGATGACGCAGAGTTGGCGCGTCGGCGTGCGGCGCTGGATCAGCCTGGCTCGCCGACGCTTGGCGGTGTCGGCGGTGAGCTGGCGACCGGTCAGCCTGGTGAGCAGACGCCAGGCAGCGTGGTCGGCGGCCTGCTCGGTGCGACGGGCGGCACGGTCCAGTCACCTGCGGAAATCCGTAGGAACGTCGAAGAGGTCTCGCAGGGGCTGCAGGCCAACAATCCGATTCGCGACGTGGTCGTGGCTGGCGGTCTCTCGAACATGGTTATCGACCAGGTGGTGCAGAACCCGCTGCTGTTCGTGCCTGGTGCGCCGATGGGCGCGTCGCTCACTCGAGTCGGTGAGCAGATCGTCGGCGACGTCGCGCCGAACGTGGCGCCGGTCCTGGGGCGGCTCGGGGCCGCGGCTCTCAACGGCGGCGTGCAGAACGCCATCTACGAGATGGGACGCGCGGACGCGACCCCGCAGTCGGTCGGTGAGGCGTTCGCGACCGGCGCTGGTCTCGGTGCTGGGCTGGACATCGCGCCAACCGCCATCCTGGGCATCGGCAAGGCCGTGCTGAAGCGCGTGCCTGACATTGCCGATGCGGTCGGGCCAGCGGTCGGACAGTTCATCCGCAGCGAGCAGGGCGCGACGCGCATCCCTGGTCAGGGGCCGCAGCAGGACGTGCTGCACGGTATGGCCGTGCCGCGTACCGGTTACGAGCCTGGCACGCCCGAGCACACGACTGAGACCTTCCTGCAGGACCAGGCTCGAGCGCAGAACACGCCGAATCCGCAGCTTTCCGCGGCGGACATCGGCGGCCTGCCTGGCATGGCTGGCTCGAGGATGCGTGGTCTCCAGGAGGTCAGGGACGCTGTCGATGCGGGCCTACCCGCGGCTCGCTGGTATCAGGAGATGGTGCAGCAGGTCCGCAAGGACACGGGCGAGGACATCAACCCGCGGGAGGCAGCGGTGTTGATGGGGGCCTTCGGCGGCAACGCCGGAGTCGCTCCCAACTACCACGCCATGTTGAGCGTCTTCGACGCCATGCGTCAGGCGCGGCCCGACCTGACCGGCTTCGAGAACATGACCGAGCCGCAGATCCAGGCGACGCAGGCATTCAAGGATGTCGCGGCACTGGTGCATGGCGACAAGAGCTACGCCGACGACTCGATGCTGGCTCGGGTGATGCGCGGCTACCGCACGGGTGAGATTCCGGTGCCGTCGGGAGCGAAACTCTCGAGCTACACCCAGGACTTCCTGCACGCGCTGAACGAGCAGTACGTGCCGTACTCGACGCAGGACGTGTGGCAGGGCCGACTGTTCGGCGCGCGTCCCGACGTGCAGGGCGGCAACGGTCTGCCGAACGTGTCGCAGAGCGACGCGGCGTACCGCACCATGCATGCGCTGACGAATTGGGTCGCGCGTGAGCGGAACCTACCACCCGAGCAGGCGCAGGCCGCGGGCTGGACGGTCTTCCGCACGTTGTGGACCGACCCGGTCATCGGGCCCGAGTTGCGAAACGACCGCGTCAGCCTGAGCGACGCGATTCGCCAGGGGCAGCAAGCTGGTCTGCTCGATCCGCGGACGATGGCAGCTGGCGGTCTCGCAGAGGTGACCGCGCCGCGAACGGCCGTGCCAACGTCCTGGGCCAGCAAGATCAACGACGTCCGCGAACGCATCCAGAACAACGGCAGCTATAACGCCCCGCCACCGGAGACGGCGACGGCCGTCAACGAGATGGCGCTGTACCACCCGTCGATTCAGTCCGCGGCGCAGCAGCGCAGCATTCTAGACCCGAGTGGCTTCCAGTACGGCACGGTGGCTGGGCCCAAGGTGGGCGTGCGCCGACCGGTCGGCACCGAGCCAGCGGCCACCTTACGCGACCTGGCGCTGGGCGACCAGCCGGTGCTGCGCGTCAGGGGCGAGCTCCAGGTCGACCCGACGACGGGCAAGATTCCCTGGCTGCTGCCCGAGCACGCCGTGCAGCAGACCGCGGGGCACGCCTACGTTACGGTGGCCGGCGTTGGCGACGACGCGGCGCATCTGATCGGCCAGCGGCTCGGCGCGGATCGGTTCAACCATGCTGACCCGACGTCGACCAACACGGGTGGACTGGCGATCGAGCTGGGCTCACGCGCCGACCAGGCCAGGATCAGCGACGCCCTCAACGCGGCGGGGCTGCCGGTCCTGCGCGAGCAGGGGGGCACGGGTATTCGCGTTCCGCTGCTCGAGGGAAGGCCTGCGGCGCTGGCGCGTAGCCTGCAGCAAGTCCTTTCGGATGAGGGCGTAGCGGGTACAATTGGGTACTACACCGGAGACACACATGCCGTTGAATCCCCAGGATCAAGCCGAGTTGGACGCGCTCGGGATCAAGCCAGTCCCAGCGAACCATTGGGTGTACCGCCAGGGGACCGCCTTTCTGTCTCCCTCTTCCGGGACGCCCGCGAAGCCGCGTACGGAGCCCCAGGATTCGTTGCCCCCGGAGGGCGACAACGTGGCGAGCTCGGGCAACTCCCCTTCGGCATCAACGTCGGCGGCGCCGTCGCCGGCGGATACGCAGGCAACCTAGCTACACCGCAAGAAGCACCGCCCGAAGAACGTCTACGTAATATCGGGCTCGGCGCGACCGCAGGCCTGCTCGGCACGCGCGCGATCACCGCGGCGCTCGAGCGCAACCGACTGGCGCCGGAGGTCGCACGCGCGGCAACTGAAGGCTTCCGCGCGCCGGAGGTTGGCGCCCGACCAGGCGAGAACCTGCTGCGCGCGGCGACGGAAGAGCCGACCAACGTTCCCGGCGTCACGCGGCGGACGGAGACCGTCGGCGGCGAAGCGCCCGTCAACATTCCCGAGGCGCAGGCCGGCGCCCGCACGCTGAGCGACGTCCGCAGCAATCCGCACCTGCTCGCCGAGGCGCGGCCAGGCGAGGCGCCAATGACCGACGACGAGTTGATGGCGCACTACGATCAGCTCGATACGCAGCGGCAGCAGGTGGAGGACCGCCTCGCGGCGATCGACGAGCAGCTGCGCAACCCGACGCAGAAACCCGAGCGCCCACCGTGGGGCGCAGGCTGGACCAACGACCAGCTCGTCACGCTCGCCAAACGTCAGGGCCTCAGCGCCTACGAGCCGCTGTGGTGGGAAAAGGCGGGCCTGCTGTCGGGCTCGGGCGAGGTGCGCGAGGACGTCGGGCAGTCCGGGCTGGCACGTGGTATGGGCCGTGGCGGAGCCGAGCCGACGCCGACCGAGCTCAGGGCGGAGCGGGCGCAGCTGGTGCGCGAGCAGACCAACATCCAGGAGGCCGGCGACCAGCTCGCCAACGCCACACCCGGTCAACGCTTCGTGCGGCGTGAGCAGGCGACGACCGCGGATCTGCCGTTCGCGCAGGCGGAGGGCCCGCTCGGGGCCGGCGGCGGCCGCGACGAAGGTGCTCGCACGGCGCAGGAGATCGTCACCAACAAGGGCAGGCTGACCAGCGACGAGGCGCAACTGACCGGCGAGGCTGGCGGCGTCACGGGTCGTGGCATCGTCAACCCGACTGAAGCTGTGCCTGAAGCGCCGTCGGCAGACACGGTGCGGCGCATGCCGAACATGGACGCGCTGCTCGGCAGGGACATGCCTGAGGTGGCGGCCCAGATCCAGAAGTCAGCGGAGGATAACCCCGCGCTGTGGGACGCGTACCGGCAGGGCACGATCACCTTCGACTCGCTCAAGAACGACCTGGCCGCGCGTGTCGGAATGAGCAAGGAAGACTGGCTCAAGACCAAGGTGGGGCAGGCGTTCAATGAGCGTGAGCTCGTCGCGCTGCAGGCAGCGATGGTCGAGTCGCAGAACCGCCAGACGGCGCTGGCGCGCGAGGTCATCGCCAGGGGCGGCGTCGATGCGCTGACGCCCGAAGAGCTGGCCTACTCCCTGTCCAGCCTGGTCGACGCTCAACGCCTGGCCGCGGTTGCTCGAGGGGGTCGTGCTACGGCTGGTCGGGCGCTCAATGCGCTGAAGATCCGTATGGACGAGGCGCTCGCCAGTTCGATCACCGCAGCCAACACGCGCAAGGCAGCGCAGCGAGTCGTGGCTCAGGCCAAGCGTGCCGCGGCTCGAGCGGATGAGCTGCTGCCGAAGGCGACCGAGCTCGAGCGAGAGAAGGCAAGAGCGACCGCGGCAGCGTCCCGTCCGGAGCGTCCAGGCGCGCCGCGAACGCCGCGCAGCATCATCGATCAGATCGCGCAGGCCTACGACGAGCTGGACCGCTACAACGCACTGTCGCTGCATGAGAAGGCGACCGTGTTCGACCGTCTGCAGGAGCAGCGCGCGGCGAACCAGGCCAAGCGTCGGGCGGCGGTTCGCGGCGCGCCGGAAGAGCTGCTGTCGGCGCTGCAGGCTGAGCTGCGGTGGGAGCAGAACAACTTCGCCAAGCGCAAGAACACCTGGGAAACGATGGCGTTCATGGACTCCAAAGCGGGAGAGAACGCAGCGCGAGAGCGGGCCGCGTTCCGCGGCGGGCTGTACATCGAGCAGCAGCGGCGAGTGGCGCGGCTCGCAGCGGACAAGGCACAGAAGGACGCGACCGCGGCGTTCGACGCCGAAGCGCGCCGACGTGGTCAGCAGTCGGCCAAGGCGCAGCGCCTCCTCGAGGGCATGGGCGGCGTCGAGGTCAACAAGAAGCTGCTCGGCGAGTTCGTCGCGGCCATCAACGATCCCGACCCGATGGTTGCCGCCAAGTTCCTGCAGGGCACGTCGAATATGTCCTGGTGGAAGCGGGCGGGCGTCATCCGCATCGCTGGTCTGCTGAGCTCGCCGATCACGCACATGGTCAACATGGGCGGCAACGTCAGCGGCGCGATCGTGGAGGTGCCGACCAGGGCGCTCGTGGTTGGAATCGATGCGTTGCGCGCGGCGGCGACCGGTGGCGAGCGGCAGGCGTACGCCGGCGAGTTGTGGCCGATGATGAAGGCGTATGGTCCTGGCTTTCTGGGTGCGCTGCCCGAGGCGGTCCGCACGCTCAAGACCGGCATCACCAGCGAACAAGCTGCCGACCTGAGCAGGATCCACGGTCGCTTCTCGCCGAACGAAGGCGTCAACCTGGCGGTCGAGGCGCCGCTGCGCGCGCTGCAGGCGGAAGACGTGCTGTTCCGCCAGGGTGCCTACTCGGCACACTCGATGCGCGTCGCCACGCGGCAGGCGATCCGCGAGGGCTACCAGGGTGCGCAGGTGCAGGGGCGGGCGGCGACCATCCTGAAGAACCTGCAGGACTATCCCGAGCTGGCGCAGGAGGCCGCGGACGCTGCCGCACGGCAGGTTTTTCAGGAGCGGCGTACGGTGCCTGGTCTGTCGCGCGTGCCTGAGCCAAACGAAGCAGCGCAGTTCGCCTACCAGCAGGTCCTGCCGTTCGTGCGGACGCCAGCCAACATCACCGCCCAGGGCGCAGGCATGAGCCCGCTCGGTCTACTCGGCGTGGCCCAGGCGGCGGGCAAGGCGCGTGGTCTGCCAACCGGCTCCGCTTCGGAGCGTGCGGTCAGAGGTCGCGAGGTGCTGCTCGCCGAAGAGCGGCTGGCGCGCACCGTGATCGGTACCGGCATCCTGGGCGCCGGCATCGCGCTGGGTAGCGCGGGCATGCTCACCGCGGCGTACCCGACCGATCCGACCGAAGCCTCCACGTTGCCGCAGGGCTGGCGTCCGTGGTCGATGCGGCTGCACGATCCGGTGACCGATAACACGTACTACGTGCCACTCCAGAACATGGGGCCGCCCGGCTTCGCTATGGCTATGGCCGCGATCCTGACCGATCCTAAACACCGCAACAAGACCGTCCTGGACCCGTCCGAGCAGGTCAACGCGGCGACAGCGATTGGGCGCTACGTCATCGACAACACCTTCCTGCAAGGCGTCTCGGACATGGTCGACGCGCTGCACGATCCGAAGACCGGCGCCAGCAAGTTCGCCGAGCCGCTCGCGGCGAGCTACGGGCCGTACTCGAGTCTTGCCAGGGAGGCGCAGCGGATGATGGGCGTCGCCTCCAGGAACCCGCACGACGGGCTGGTCGGGCTGATCGAGGCGTTCGAGGCCAACTATCCAGGGCTCTCGGGCAACGTGCCTGAGGCGACCACGCCACTCGGCGAACCGCGGACGCAGGGCGCGACGGGTATCGGTCGCTACATTCCTGCGCGCTACGACATCGAGCGCGACGAGCCGACGTTGCAGGCGCTACGCTCCGCGGGCGTGGGCATCCCGCCGGCTCCGAAGGCGATCAACGTCGGGAACGGCTGGTCGATCCAGCTCTCGGAGGCCGAGCAGGACCAACTCAAGCGGGCCCGTGGCGTGCTGATCCGCGACCAGGTCGCGTCGGTGCTGGCGTCGCCGCGCTATCAGCGAGCGGTCGCCAGCGGCGATATCAGCTTTCAGAATCAGCTCATGGCGCAGGCGGTCAGCAACGCGGCGCAGAATAGCAACGTCGACTTTGAGCGCACGATGACCAAGGCGCAGCTTCAGGCTCGAGCAGAACGGAAGGCAGCGCCCGAGCCGTACATCCTGGGGAGCGCAGCAGACTGATGCCCTACAACACCAAAGCCGACGCCGTTTCCGCGCTTCTGCCGGGCTACCGCGTCGTCGGCGAAGCGCCGTACATCGTCAAGGTCGCCAATCCCGACGCAGGCAAGGCGGGCGAGCCGGCGCAGATTGACCAGACCCAGGGCATCATCCTGTCGGTCCAGGGACCAGGCGGTGAGCCGGACGAAGTCGTCGTCAAAGAGGTCGGCAACAACCCGAACACCAAGGGCGGCGTCGGCTACGACGTCATCAAGGGCCCGACCAAGGCACCGACCAAGGCGGCGACGCCCGCGCAGGGGCTTGAGCGACTTGACGCCAACCTGCAGCCGATCACCGATCCGAACAAGCCAGCGGTCTACGTTCGCGACCCGAAAGCGCCGCCAGGCACGGCACCGTTCAAGGTTGAAGAAGCGGCAAAGCTCGGCGACCCGAATACCTGGACGCCGATCTACCGCACTCCAGGTGATCCGACGTCGGGCATCGTCGGCCAGTACGACCCCAAGACGCAGACGGTCGCGGCGTCGGTCAGCGCGGCGCCGAACGCCAAACCATCGGGCGTCTTCACCAATGTCATCGATCCGAATGATCCGGCCAAGAAGCGCGTCATCGGCCTGGTCGATACGGGCGATCAGTCGCTACATCCAGTCGCAACACAGGCTGACGGCAAGCAGGTCATCACGACGGCGACGGGCATCTACTCGTACGACAAGGACACGGACAAGGTCTCCCTGCTGACGACGATCGACCCGCACTCGCCGATCCAGATCGTCACCTATCCCGACGGCTCGATCTACTCGTTCAACCCGAACGAGCCTGATCCGACCAAGCAGCTCAGCAAGCTGCAGGGGCAGAAGCCGCCGCAAACGATCACGTCGAACGGCACGACCTACACGCTGAAGGCGGACGGCAGCGGGTACGAGCTGCCGCCGGGCGTGAGCCGACCGACGACGGTCGACAACACGACGACGCTCAAGCGCATCGTCATCCGCGACGACCAGGGCAACGTCCTGTCGGACACGCCGAATGTCAACTATGTCGCGCCCGCTGCGACCGTCCCCGCAGCAAACACGACCGCGCCGTACATCCAGGTCCAGGACCCGAACGACCCGAGCAAGCTGATCTGGGTCGAGAACAAGGGGCGGGTCACTGCCAGTCAGGCGTTGAAGGATCTGGCTTCGCACCTCTCGGGCCAGGTCGTTTCGGGCGATATCACCGTTGACGAGGCCAAGTCGATCATCGACGCGTCCAACGCGAAGATGACCAACGACATCAACGCCCTGAACGCGGCGCGTGGTGCCGCTGGTGATGTCCTGACCAACGCGCAGGCCAACGCGACGACCGGTGCGAGCCTGCTCAACCAGAGGGTTTCGTCGGCGACCGGCGCGCTCAACAGCCTGATCAGCTCAGCAGCTGGCAGCAAGATGACCAGCATCCCCGCGGGCGTCGGCCAGGGGCTGGTGCAGGGGCTGACCGACTGGACGGCGCAGCTCGGCGGCGGTCAGGGCGTGTACGACGCCGCGGCGCGCATGGTGCAGGCGTCGGACCCGAAGATCAGCGGCGACCCGACGCTGGCGCAGCAAGCGCAGCAGGCGCTGGCGCAGATGTTCACCCAGTGGCAGCAGCAGACCGGCGCCCCGCATCCGCTGGTGGCGGCGACGGAGGCGGCGAAGGCATCGCAGGCGTCGAACGGGCTGGTCGCGCCGAACACCACAGGGCAGACGACTGCTAGCGTGCAGGCCCAGCTCGCCGCGCAACAGGCAGCGGCGGCACAAGCTGCGGGTACCGCCGGTCAGCTCAGTACGGCGGCGCTGAATGCTCGAGGACTGATGGACAACCCGCAGGGGCGGGCGGTTGCTGCTGGTCAGGTGCCGGTTGCCGCGGGCGGAGCGCCGACGACGCCCGGTCTGTACAACCCCGCGTATCAGCAAGCGTTCGTGAGTCCGATCGGACTGCCGGCCACCGGTTACGTGGTCGGGGGCAGCCAGGTTCCGACCCTGCCCATTCCTGGTTACTCGCCATATGGCCCGTTCCAGGCGCCGGTGACCGTCTGATGGCACTCGCGTATAACCCGCAGGGCAGCACCGCGGCGCTCAATCAAGCGGGCTATCTGGACACGCCCGAAGGCCGCGCAGCGTATCCAGGTACGACGTACCCGACTTCAGGAGGTTCCAACGTGGCTGATACGGCCGGTGGTCCGCTCGGCGATTCGATCCAGAAGCTGCTCAGCGCGATGGCCTCCGGCAACGCCGCGTCGGCACAGGAGGCCATCCGTCAGTTCAACCTGACGTACACCAACCAGGTCGGCGAGCTGTACGGCCAGAATTTCGGTGTCGGTCAGCCTGCGCCACCAGGCGTGCCGACGCTGCCCGCGGGCCAGGCCGTTGGCAGCATCGGCTACATCCCAGGCTTCACCGGCACCGCGGCGTCGCAGACACAGTCGGAGCTGGCGCAGCAGGCCAGTACGGCGCAGGGTGCCGCCGGTCTGACCGGCTTCTACACGGCACCGAGCCAGTCGCAGTACACGCCGGGCACGTTCGTTCGGCTCGATCCCAGCACCTATGACACGAACACCTACGGACCCGTCCAGATCAGCTACGTGCTGCCGACCGGTCAACTGCAGCGCGTCAACATCCCGCAGGCCCAGGCGATGGGCTGGAACGGCAACCTGTCGACGATGAACGTGCTGCCGGCGCAAACCGCGATGGCGCTCGAGCAGGCGCCGCCGTCGCAGTTGCCGATGCAGACGATGGCCGGGCTCACCAACTACTCAAACTTGAACACCGCGGCGATCAACCAGGCGATTGCTCAGGCAGGCGTGACGGGCATGTACTCGGCGCCGGCGGCGATCGTGGCGCCGGGCACCAATGCCGCAGGCGGCAAGTTCTCGGATCTGGATCAGGGCACGCAGCGCGCGTACTTCGTCTCGAACGGCGGCGACTGGAACGCGGCCATGAACAAGTGGGTCGCCGATTCGAACAACGCCATCCGCCAGGCGACCGAAGCCGCGGGCGGGACGTGGACTCCCAATCAGCCCGGCGCCCCGCAGGCAACGCTGCAGGCGCAGCAGCAGACGTATGCGCAGCAGATGGGACTGATCAACCAGGCGGCATCGCTGCAAGCGAATCCTTTCAGGCAGCAGCAGGCGATCGGTCAGATGGGGAGTCTCCTGGCCGGTGGCGGCGTGGCGTCGTTCTCGGCGCCGAACACGGTCGCCGGTGTGGGGACTGCCGGCGGTAACACCCAGGGCGGCATGGGCTACCTGCAGCAGATGATCGACGACATCCGCAACCCGACGCCGAATCAGACGTCGATGAACCAGGTGTTGAACGCTATTCCGACGCCGAACAAGGTCAACTCGACCGAGTTCCTGCGGGCGGCGCCGAGCACCCAGAACATGGTGTTGCAGGGGATGCAGGAGAAGTACGGCATTGACCCCAACGACGCGATGACGCAGATCAAGGCGACCCTCCCGCAGTTCCAGGCGCCCACCACCGTGGGCGCGGTCAGGAGGTAGACCATGCCGCTCACCAAAAAGGGCAACAAGATCATGGGCGCGATGAAGCAGCAGTACGGCGCCAAGAAAGCCAAGCAGGTCTTTTACGCCAGCAGGAACGCCGGCAGGATCAAGGGCGTGGACCGGAGCAAGAAGTGACAATGTCCGATCGGGGCATCCACCCCGACCTGATTGAGGAAGAGCTCGCAGAACGCGAGGCTGCGCCGGCTCCACAGGAAGAGCCAGAAGGCGCTCGGGGTCGGCGGCGTGCAGCGCCACGTTCCAACGGATCGACCCCACCAGCGGTCACTCCGGAGGCACCAGAAAGTGCCGGCGACTCGTCGTCATTGCGTACCGACGAGCCACAGGCGCCGACAGAGCCTCCGGAGTGGTTCGCGTCCGTTCGTGAAGCGAACGATCCGAGTGAGGCGCTCAAGCTGCTGCTGAAGAACCTGCCGCGCGACCAGGTCGAACGCGACGAGGTCATCAGCGGGCTGATCGGCCAGGTGGGCGACCGCCGTGCGCGTGAGCTCATTCGTCAGCAGCAGCAACAAGCCGAAGAGCAGGCCAAGCTCGAGGCGGCGCGGAACAACGATCTGTACACCCTCGGCGAGCTCACGGCCAGGGAGTACCAGGACCGCATCGCTCAGCAGCAAGCTGCGCAAGCGGCTAGCCCCTTCATGGACGGTGTCGTATTGTTCCAGCAAACCCTTGACCCCTCCATTCAGGAGAAGGCCGGGGGCAGAGTATTTGGCGAAGGCAAAGGACAAGCTGCAGGAGTCGCTGAGTATCTCCAGTTTCTGCACGACGAAGCGGTCAAGCTCGGGGTGGAGCGAGAGCTCCAGCGTCGCGAGTCTGCTCTGCGGAAGTCAGTGCTGAGCGAGGTGCACGGCGACGAACAGGTACCCGAGCGCGAATCAGGAACCCCCGGTCGCGTCCGCGAAGTTACCGACGAGCAGATTGAGGCGATGTCCATGCGTGAGTACGAGGCGCTGTTCGACGAGAACGGCAAACCAAAACCGGGGGTACGCCACAGATCAACTCGAGGCATCCCCCTGACACAACGCTAGGGGGTCCACCGTGGCGACAGGCGCTACTGAATTCGTAGACAAGACCATCGCGGATGGCGTGTTCTCACCGGACATCTGGAGCAAGCAGGTGCTCCGCGCCACCGAGTCGAACCTGGTCATCGCCAAAAGCGTGAATCGCTCGTTCGAGTCGGACGCGAGCGTGGGCAAGACCGTCAAGGTCGCCAGCATCGGCAACCTGGCCGCTCGCGCCAAGGCGGAGAACACCGCGATCGTCTATGAGACCGTCGCCGAGACCGCGACGACGATCACGTTGAACCTGTGGAGCTATGCCGCGCTGGGCATCGAAGATATCGTCAAGGTCCAGTCGCAGGTCGATGTGCAGAACGAGTACCAGCGCAAGCTCGGGTACGCGCTGTCGAAGGACATCGACTCCAAGCTCGCCGCGGACTTCGCCGGCTTTTCGCAGGTGGTCGGCACGCTCGGCACCGCGGCGTCCGACGCCAACGTGCTGGCGGCCATCAAGCTCCTGGACGACGCCGACGTGCCCCAGGAAGACCGCTTCTTCATCATGACGCCAGCCGAGAAGGTCGCCAAGCTGGCGCTCGATCGGTGGAGCAACGCGCTGTACATCGGCACCGGCAACACGCCCGTCAAAAACGGGATGCTCGGCGACATGTACGGGCTGAACCTGGCGGTCACCACCAACCTGGTCAAGCCCGCCGCGGGACAGGCCAACAACGCCATCTTTCACCGTGACGCGCTGGCGCTGGTCATCCAGCGCACGCCGAAGAGCCACGTCTTCTACGACATCGACGTGTTCGCGTGGAAGCTCGCCGTCGAGGTCATCTACGGCCATCAGGAGATGCGCGATAACTTCGGCATCCTGCTCAACGGAGCGAGCTAAGCATGACGACCGCAGAAAGCGGTCTGACGGGCAATGAGTTTCTGGACAAGCTGCTGGAGCGCACGCCGCCAGCAGCGAGCCAGCCACGCCACGGTCAGAACTACAACTATCCGCAACGCCGCTACCTGAAGCCTGACGGCTCGGTCGTTCTGCTGCAGGGCGACCCGGTCAACCGCGCCTACTACCAGGACAAGGGCTACCAGCTCCTGTCGCAGACGCCTGGTCGCGACGGCGGACTGAGCGAAGAGCAGCAGTACGTCCAGCTCGAGTACCCCAAGATCCTGAAGGAGCAGCGCGAGAAGGCGGCGATCATCAACGCCATCCGTCGCGCTGGCGAACGTTATCGGGATCTGAACCTGGAAGACACGTTCGACGAGTACACCGTCGACGAGCTGCGCGAGTATCTCGCCGACATCAAGCGCGAGACGGGCAAGGACATCCGCGTCATTCTGCCCAAGCGTGCCCAGGCCAGGGAGGACGCCCGCGACGCGGCGCTGCTCAATGGCGTCGAGACGCAGCGCGAGTCGCTCGAGTCGTTGCAGGCCAAGCTCGGCAGCGGTCAGCCCTTCCAGGGCACGGGCTACGACCCGATCGACCAGGCCCGTCGGCGAGCGCCGCGTCCGTCTGGATCAGGCAACCCCACAGGAGGTGCCGCATGAGCGAAGCCAAAGCCCCGCCGCCCGTCGTTGATCCATCGCCAGCTCAGGCGCCGATTGCGCTCGGTCCGACCGAGTACGTCTTCCCGCCTGCCGAAGCTTCGCCGCCCGAGGTCCTCGAGCTCAAGCCGAATCGCTACGAGGACGCGACCGCGGGGCCGGACGCGCAGGTCAGCTCGACGGGCTATACGACGTGGACCAAGCCTGACGGCAGCACGTTCATCGCCCCGGTCGCCAACGACGAGACGTACGCACGCAAGGGTTTTTCCAAAGGCGCAACACAGGACATTCCTGACCTGGTTGCCTATCTCGCTGAGAACGCTGCCAAAGCGCCAGCGGCGCCCAGGACCAGCAAGAGCAGCTGATGCCTGGCGACATCAGCGGGATGATTGCGGCCCAGGTCGGCGCGCCGGCGGGCCTGTGGACGCACACGCCGGTGGATTACCGCGGCAACGAGGGGACGGCCAAGCCCGGCGGTTGGCCGACCGATGCATCGACCGCCGTGCCGCCGAACGGCTCCGCCAGCGGCGCGGTCGGTACGGCACCGACGATCAGCGCCATCTCGGTCTCGGGCATCACCACCACCGGCGCGACCATCAACTACACCTTGAGTGCTGCGGGCACCAATCAGGTCGAGTACGGGCTCACGAGCGCGTACGGTCAGCTGAACGCCGAGGGCGGCGGGTCGGGACCGATGACCAAGCCGCTGACCGGGCTGACGACGGCCACGCTGTACCACTACCGCATTCGCGCGACATCGAACGGTCTGACCACCTACACCACTGACAGGACGTTCACCACAGCATGACCATGCAAGCCGAAGACGACCGCCTGGGGCAGGTCGCCTATGACGCGTACGCAACGCAGACGGGCGGCGTGTCGCTCGTGTCCGGCGAGCAGCTCCCGCCGTGGGCGGATCTGGACGACTCGATCCAGACGGCGTGGATTGCCGCGGCGCGCACCGTCCTGGCAAATGCCAGCGGTCTCATCGCCACCGAAGTCGGACCGCCGCCCGCGGAGCCCGACGACGAAGGTGACGAGCTCGAGGAACCGGAGGTCTCTCCAGGTGCCTGACGATCCGACGCCCGACGTTATCAACGGCGAGCGATTCCTGAACATGTCGAAAGCCGAGGCGATGCGCGAGGTGGGCATCAAGTCCGAGGCTGATTACGCTCGCGCGTATCGCGAGGTCGAACAGGTCGTCAAGGCCAACCGCAACGACCAGGCATCTATCGTCATCAAGCGAGCTGGTCGGCCCGTTATCGACATTCAGTAAGCGATGACCGAATCCCTGCCATCCCTGGTGCCGGTCAGCAATCCCGCGCTGCCGCCGGCGCCACCTCTGGCGCCGCTGTCACCGGTTCCGCCGCTGGTCGAGAGCACGCCGCCATCGTGGCAGGGACCAATGGGTCCACCGGGGCCTGAAGGTCCAATGGGCCCACAGGGGCCGCAAGGACCACAGGGCGCTGCTGGCGCAGATTCGACCGTGCCCGGTCCACCTGGAGCCGACGGTGCGCCTGGTCCACCAGGTGCTGATTCGACCGTGCCCGGTCCGCCTGGGGCGACTGGTCCGCAGGGCCCCGCGGGGCCGCAGGGCGCCGACTCGACGGTGCCTGGCCCGGCAGGGCCGGCAGGTGCGACGGGACCGCAAGGTCCGAAGGGCGATACGGGTGCGACGGGTAGCCAGGGCCCGCAAGGCGCGACTGGTCCCGCGGGCAGCACCGGCCCGCAGGGGCCGACCGGCGCCACGGGGTCGCAGGGCCCACCAGGCCAGGGCGTGCCTGTCGGCGGTACCGCTAACCAAGTCCTCGCCAAGATCGACTCGACGAACTACAACACGCGCTGGATCGACGCGACCGCGATGGCGCTCGGCGGCGACCTGAACGGCACGATTGCCAACGGGCATGTCAACCTCCTGACGATCTCCGGCGGAGCATGGAATGTTGCTGGTGACGTGCACGCCGCTGATCTTTACGCCGTTCGCAGTGCGACCAGCGGTGTGGTGTACCTGGGTAGCGACAAGGTGCATTACCTGTACTTCGACAGCGCGAATAGTCGCTATCAGTTGCCCGGCGCGAGCGCGGTGTTGCAGGTTGACAGCGGCACGATCAGCTTCGTTGATTCGACCCACCAGATCACCAACTCGGGCGGCAACTTTATCTACCTGGCCGGCTCGGGGCAGCACTATTTCTGGGGTACCGGCTCGCCGCAGACGTGGGCAACAGTCAACACGGGACCGCTCCTTGTCAACGGCACGATGCAAGCGAGCGGTTTAGCAACCTTCAATAGCGGTCTGAATGCTGCTCAGGTCAACTCAACGGGCGGCAATCCAATCACCCTCGCACGCGACGCGCGGCTATGGTGGGGTGACGCGAATACGAGCATTCTCGGCTCCAGTGCCGACGCGAATATCTATATCGACACGTGGACAACCCTCTTCGTGCGGGCCCAGGGTTACACCCAGAAAGTCCTGTTCAAAGTCTCGGGACCGGGCGGCGATGCGACGGTCGGCGGCCTGCTCGCCGTTCCGGCTGGCGGCGTGAGTAGCGGCGGCAATTACACCGCGCAGGGTGTAGGCAGTAGCGGCTACGCCTTCCAGACTGCCAATGCGGCAGCAGCGTACGGCCAGGGCTACGCCAACGCCTGGATTGCCGCCTCCAGCATTGACTTCAAGAAGAACATCCGACCGCTGCGCGACCCGCTCGCCATCGTGATGAATGACCGTCTGCACGGCATCGAGTACGACCACGACTGGGAGCTCCCCGCTGGCGCTCAAGCCAACAAGATCAAGTCGGCTGGCCGCGCGCACTCCATCGGCTTCGTGGCTGACTACTGGCTACCGCATGTGCCGGAGGTGGTTAGCACCGACGAGTACGGCAAGGCGATGGGCATGGACTACGGGCGTGTCGCTGCCATCGTCTTTCAGGCGCTCAAGGAATACATCGCCAAAACCGATGCTCGTCTGGCTGCACTGGAGGCCCCATGACGCAACCTGTTCCGCCCCAAACCATCGGCCTGGACCCGCAGACCGCCGACGACGTCAACCGCCAGGTCGGCACCCATCTGCGCCAGTTTGTGGAGTTGAAGGAGACCATCGGCCACGATCAGGACTGGTTGCTGGGGGCGGACCTGCTGGGCAGTCCGTACTACTTCTCTGAAACCCAGGCGACCGACATCAAGACCGCGATTTCGCAGCTGGACGCCGCGCTCGACGCGGTGGACATGACGTTCATCAACCGCCTGACGGGGCTGTTCTGATGGAGACGCAGACCGGCGCGCAGACGCAGGCGCCGCCAGGCGCCATGCCGATCGAGACCGAAGAGCTGCTGGCGGCGATCGGCGAGCTCTACGTCCAGGTGCGTCTGCTGCGGAAGATGCTCGCCCGCGAGCAGCAACCCAGGACACAGGACGCACGTGCCGTCTCTGGCTGAGTACCGCCGCGCGCTGGCGGTCGAGAGCGGCCCGTACGTCGGGCCGGAGAGCTACGACGTGCGCGCCACGTCGGGCACGACGGCTAGCGAGCTGGTGTGTTCGAACTACCCGATCATGAGCAGCATCGGCCAGAGCGATCTGTACGTCGAGCGACCGCTGTACCGCCCCAACGCGACGTGGGAGCAGGATCACAACCGCTACGTACTGAGCTACGACCCGCCCACCGGCACGCTGACCCCGGATCTGCCGTGGACGAATTCGATGCTGGTCGGTGTCAACTCGCCGACGACGTACGGCCAGCTCGAGGCCAACACGTACGGCGACTTCGAGAAGCAGCTGCTGACCTACGAGAACATGGAAGGCACGGGCATCAACGGCATCGGCGAGCGGTTCGAGATTCTCGGGCCGTGGGACGCGCCGATCATGCACCAGCTCATCAACGACGGGCTGAAGCAGTGCTGGATGGTCGTCGACGTGGTCTGCACCGCGGTGGTGGGCGTCACGCGGCACGATCTGCGGAACGTGACGCCGTGGTTGCAGGACGCCAATCACATCCGCCAGGTCGGCATGCTGCCGACGGGTCAAGATCCGTCGACCAGCGATCCATTCACGAATGTCGTCTATGGCGAGGTCGAACGGGATGGCGGCACGTTCGTGCTGAACACCGGCGCGCGCTCCTTCAACGAGGGCGACATCATCTACCTGCGCTGCTACAAGCGCGCGTACGACCACTGCCGTATGGCCGGCGGCGTCTTCGGCGAGCAGAGTGGTCTCCACGGTGAGACCGACGAGGCGCCAATCGAACGTGACTGGCTGGCGAGCGCGGCGCTGACCGTCGGCTGGCGACGCTTCGGACACATGCTCGAGGCGGCCGCGAACCAGCGACTGATCCGCGACCAGGCGACCGCCAACGCGTGGTTTGCCGACCGCTCACGGCAGCACTTCACCGCGGTCGCGCCGACCCTGACCTTCCGACGTCTGCGCCGCTTTGGGCCCGCAGTCCGTTCATGAGCATCCTGTCGGCGCGGCGAAGCCCCTTCCCCTATCACTTCAAGATCGGAACTACGGGACTGCTGCTCGGTATCCCCAAGCCCGGCGCTCCGCTGCTGACCAGTTCGAAGACGCAGGACATCAGCCAGGTCGCGCCGCCCGACTTCAGCTACGGCGGCACGTCGCCGACCAGCGACCGCGAAGAGCCGTACGAGTCGCTGGTGCTGGGTATGGGCCTGCGGACGCAGGAAAAATGGCAGGACTTCCGCTACCTGTCGGCGCAGGGCGTCGACCTGAGCGTGTGGCCGTGGTGCAAGGGGCCCGAGATCACGCTGCTAACGCCCGCATCGCACGATGCCGCGGCGGGCGTGCGGACCTTCTTCGAGCTCGGCGGGGTGCTGTACTGCGCCCAGGGGCGCTACGTGCTCAAGCGCACGGACGACGCGACCTGGTCGGTGGCCGCGGACTTCGGCGCGGGCGTGGCGATTCTGAACGTCGAGACCTTCACCAGCAACTTCGACGGCGTGCCGCGCGCGTTCTTCGCGCTCTCGAGCGGCGTCGCGCAGTGGACCAGCGACGGCGTCACTTTTCACGCGATGGCGACGTTTCATGCGCTGGCGTTCGCGGCGATCGGGCGGGAGTTCTGGTGGGCCGACGATGTCAACCAGCTCCGCAAGTGCGACACGAACGCGGACCCGACCAACGAGGCCAACTACACCAGCCTGATCTTCCGCGCTGGCGACAAGCAGGCAGTCATCACCAGTCTGATGGTCTCTGCAGCGGGCACGCTGATCATCGCCAAGACCGACGGCCTGTACACCCTGGACGCACAAGGCGACGATCACCAGCTCTTCCCCTTCCTGCAGTTCGGGCCCGACGTCAACAACGGCAAAGCCTGGGGCCAGTTCGAGAACGACCTGTACACCGCCTACGGCACGAACCTCTACCGCATCGATCCGAACCTCACCATCCAGGAGGTCGGGCCCGAGAAGCTGGTCAACAACGACTCGCCCGTGCGCGGCAAGGTGACCGCGTTTACGGGTGTCGGCTCGATGTTCGGGTGGGGCGCGGTCTTCAATCCGGACACGTTGACGGGCTACCTGATGAAGTTCGGCGGCTGGGTGACGCAGCAGTCGCTGATTGCCACGCCGGCGGTGCCGAACGCCTCCAGCTTCGACGCGGTGCACGTCGACGCCTGGCACGGCTCGCTGAGCGTGCCCTTCGCCAATCGGGCGATTCAGTCGCTGTTCGTCTCGAAGATTGGCGCGCCGGCGGGGCACACGCGCACATACCTGGGCTTCTCGGACGGCACGGTTGGCTGGCTGATTAACTCCTGCGTCCCGAATCCCGCGGCGTGCAGCGCGTACCGCTTCACGGTCGGCGACGCGTGGGTCGACCTGCCGCTGTGGCATGGTGGCTACCACGCGTCTCGCAAGAGCCTGCGGCACGGCTCGATCACCGGTGTGCTGGATAGCCAGAACTACGTCACCATCGAGTACAAGCTCGATCCGTCGGCGAGCTCCTGGACGCAGCTGGGCGGGATCTTCAACAGCGCGGTGTACGAGCAGATGCGCTTTCCGATCACGACGGCGACCGTGCTGGCGGCGTTCCGCATCCACCTGCAGAACAACGCCAACACGAAGTCGCCGCTGGTGAACGCCTTCAGCATCGGCCACGCGCTGCGTCCGCAGCGTTTCATGACCGTCCAGGTCGAGATCCTGTGCGCCGATGGGCTAGTGCGGCGCGACGGCGTGCCGCTGCGGATCGGACGACGAGAGATTCAGCGGGTGGTCGAGGCGGCGGTCGACGAGCCCGGTGCGGTGACCTGCACGCTGCCGGACGAGAGTGTTCAGGATCTGAGCTTCATCGACTACGCCGTATCGCAGTCGTTTGACGAGGTCGGGCGCCAGTGGCGAGGCTCCCTGTCGATCAAGGCGGTCCAGTGGATCGGCTCACCGTAGGAAAGGACGCGCATGGCACGTATCGAAACTGATCCGAACTACACGGCGCCGACGTTTTCGCGTGCGACCGCGGCGACCGACCTGTTCAAGAAGGAAGACATCCAGCAGCTGGCCGCGGCGTTCTCGGGCCACGTGCACGACGGAAACGGCAAAGGGCTGGCCGTGCCGCTGCCGCCAGCAGGCTCGATCACTGGTGGCATGATTGCTGATGGCTCAATCGGCACGGCTGATCTGGCCGACGGTGCCGTGACGAATGCGAAGCTGGGGCCCAATTCGGTCCTGTCGGCCAACATCGCCGACGGCACGATCACCGGTGCCGATATCGCGGCTGGCACGATCACCGGCACGAACATCGCCGATGGCACCATTACGGGCGCCGACATCGCCGCGGGCACCATCACCAGCGCCCACATTGCCGACGGCACGATCGTGACTGCGGACATCGCTGACAACCAGATCACGTCGGCCAAGATCACCGACGGCAGCATCGCGACGGTGGACCTGGCTGACGGCTTGATCACCGCGGCCAAGCTGTCGAGTGCCGACACGTTCGCGATGGCCGGCTTGCACGTCACCGGCACGGCGACGCTGGATGCTTCGGTCAACATGCCGAGCGGATGTGTCATCGCTAACGGCACGGGCGGCCAGGTGTCGATCGGCACCACGCCGTTTTCGTCGTACCGCCTGACACTGGCGAACCTTGCCAGCCCCGCGGGACAGGGCATCGCTCAGAGTTGGGTGACGTACGCCTGCGTCGACCACGCGCTCGCGGCGAGCCTCAATGTGGCGCCGATCGACGATCCGCTCGGGAAGGTGCGCGCCATCCCGGCGTACTACTACCCGCATATGGCGATCGACGCGGACGGTAACCCGGTCGAGCCGCTCGAGACGGCGCAAACCTATGGCTTCAGCGCCACTGAGGTCGCCGCGGTTATCCCCGAGCTCGCTGACGCCAGCAACAGCACGGTCGATTACGGACGTCTGATGACCGTGCTGTGGGCTGCGTGTCAGCAACTCGACGCGCGGTTGAGCGCGCTGGAGGCCTGATGGCAGGTTCCTACATCGACGAGCAACTCTGGGCCACGGTCATCGGCCCTGGGCAGTTCAACTACGACTCGGCCATTTACAAGTACTGGCGTGCGCTGCGCCAGGCCGACCCGCCGCAGTACATCGGTGTGCCAGTCACGCCCGAGATCGAGACCGAGGTCGGCACCCAGCAGGCCTTCAGCTCGGGCGCGGTGATTAACTGGAGCTCTGAGAGCGGAGCCGAGCTGGCGAATGACTAGCGCCGCGATCTGGTCGCCGTCGAGGCCGTGGACGCCCACGGAGCAACCCCCCTACCCACCGGATCCGAGTCCAGGCCCGATCGGCTGCACGTACGACCCGAATACGCCGCCCGTGTACCAGACCGCGGACTGGACGTGCTCATGCGCCTCGAGCGCCTGGGTGCTCAACAGCGTGGGTGACGACCATCTGGGGCGTCCGTGGAACGAGTGGGACGTGGTCAACGCGCTGCGCGCCGCGACGTACCCCGGTGCCGTCGATCCCGCCTACGGTCTCGCGCGCGCGGACATGTACGACCTGGAGGTGATGTTCGCCAGCCTGGGCTATAGCGTCCAGCGGCGTCAGTACCTGACCGTCGACGACGTCACGCGCATCGCGGGCATCTACCCGCTCCAGATCACCGGTGCCCGCTGGTATCACCACTCCGGCGCACGTGCGCTGAGTCCAGGCCTGCTGCACCTCGCCAACCCCGCGCCGAACTGGAAGGGCGTCGGCCAGGAGATGGACCACAACGAGGCCGCGACGTGGGGCACCTGGAACGGCCTGTGGGTCGTAGCTAGGGAATAGGGAGGAAACGATGCAAGGACTACCCGCGTATCCCGTCGCCCGCTCGTGGATCGGCGCGATCCTGGCTCTGTTGGTCCTGGTGCTCGACGTGGTGTTCCTGGCGACGGGCCAGCTCGAGCTCAAAGAAGGCCTGCTCATCGGCGGTCTGGCGCTCGCACTGCTCCTCTAAGTGCTACTCGAGCGTCCCGATGACGACTACCACGAGCCGGCCGCCGTCTCGATCACGCGGTTACTGTGTCAAACAGCGGTGGTGCTGGTGGTGCTCTTCGGCGCCGGCACGCTGCTGCTGGTCCGTCCGGAGTACTCGAGCGCGGCGATCGCGCTGATCGGGGTCGTGGTGGGGGCGTGCTTCGGGCTGGTCAGGTTCGAGGGCCTGCGCCGACGGCGCGACAAGAGCTCGACCTAACGGCTAGCCACACCATCATCTCTATCAAGCGATCCAGCCGCGTTTACGCATTTCGGCGAACCCTGCGCGGAGCTCTTTCGCCTTTAGCGGGTTGACATAGTGGCACGCCTGGCAACGACAGCCGATGATCGCGTTCTTCGGGATGTTGGCAAGGACGGTTTCGTGCAGGTGGTCGATATTGCCGCATGCTGAACACTGAATGTCGATCATGTGCGACCCGTCATGGCAAGCTGGACTCAAGGGTTTGGGCGTCACCCCGGCGTAGGTTGGATTGTCCGTGATGCGATGCCGAGACTTCATGGCCTAACCGCTTTCTAGCGCCTCCAGACCGCCCTGGCGAAGGTCATGCCGCCGACGATGCCGAAGCACGCCGCGGCGACCACGGCCGTGGTGTACTGCTCGTACATGTAGCTGAACACGGTGGTCACCAGCAGCATCGCCGTGGCGAACCATTCCACCCACAAGCCCCTCACTTGTGGCCTAGATACATAACCAGGAACATCAGCGCAACGATCAGGCATGCGACAACGCCGACCGTGGCGCCGTCCAGCATGAAGGCGACGCCCCTGGTGAGCTCGGCCACCAACCCCAACGCGGCGAACAACGCAACGATGGCGGCGACGACGATGGCCGCGCGGCGGAGGCCGACGACGCGGTCCCTGCGTTGGTCTCGGCGCAGGCGTTCCTCGTGCACCTCATGGTCGTACCGGTTGGCCGTGTGCAGCTGCAGGAGCTGGTCATCCGAGAGCGACTTGAGGTCGCGTGTCACTGGTTGATCCACGCCAACCATTTGTCGGCGAGCAGCAGGACGTGGTCGCTTTTGATCTCCTCGCGGCTCTGGCCCCACAGGCCGACGAAGTTGGCCGCGGCTTTCAGCACGGCGAGTCGGGTGATGCGCTCGTCGCGGTTGGAGCTCGAAACTGCGGGAGTTCCGTCGTCCGGCATGGCTCTGATGACCTCCAGGCTGTTGATGAAGCCCTTGGGCTGGACCTTGATGCGCACCACGACGCCGACGTCGGGCAGCTCGACCGGGCGAAACTGCGAGACGTTGAACCAGTCGCCGTTGACTTTGATGCCCTTGTCATTCCTGGATTCGATGACGCCTTCGATGACGTTGGGGTAGATGTGCCCGTTCGAGCCGCCATTGGCGGAGATCACCGCCGATCGGCCACGCGCAATTGCGGGCCGTCGTCCAGCCCGAGCTGGCGGCGACCCTCGCGGTAGAGGGCGAGCGCCGAGTCCATCGCCTGGCGCGCGTTGTGGTCGTAGCACTTGACTACCAGCCGCGGGCCGGAGGCGCTGTCGGCGATCTCGACGGAGCTCTGCGGCTCGCTCGGCTGGAGCACGACGCCCGCGGGCGTCGTGTCTGGTGGCTGGAGAAACGTGTCCTCCAGCCCTTCCCACAAGTCAGCCTGCTGGCTCACGCGTCGGGACCCATGTGGTCAACCAGTGCGGCGCGGCAGTACGCCTCGCCCTCATCGACCTCGTCCGGGTCGACGTGGACGCCGTTGTGGTGGGTGCGGCAGTCCTCGCACAGGCTGGCCCAGGCTTCGTCCAGCACCTGATAGCAGTCGCGGCACACGCCCTTGTCGCCGGAGCCGAGCAGCGCGACGACCTGGCCGATGGGCTCCTTGACCGCCAGCACGCCGGCCTCTTCCTGAAAGTAGATGAGCGTGCCCGTCAGCAGGTGGCGGTCTGACTTCGTCTCGTACGTGCGGCGCGGCTGGACGTACGCCACGGTGCTGGGGTTGACCCAGACCTCGAGATAGCCGATGCCCTGACCGTAGTCAAAGCTCGTGAGGCGCTTGAGCGATACGCTAGGCATTGGTCGATGCCCTCCGACAAGGGTGTTGGCCTCGAGCAGGTCGGCGCCTCTAACGCTGGCCTGCTCTCTTTGCACCCTCACAGGTTACTGTCAGTGCGCGGTCAATGCAAGTATACTGGGACATATGTTACTCACCAATGACGCTGATCCGACCCTGCTGGGACGACGCGTGCGCCAGCAGCGACTCCTCCAGGCGCTCACCCAGACAGACCTTGCCGAGCGTGCCGGCGTCAGTGCCGCGGCCATCATCCGTATCGAACGCGGCACACATAGCGCCCGTCCGAGCACCCTGCGCAAGCTGGCTGCCGCCCTGGGCGTCAAGCCGACCCAGCTCACGTCGGAGTAAAAACGTGCACAAAGCTGCCCCGCGCCGCTCGTGTTCGGCCGGGGCAATGGCAGATCCAACAGTGTGAAAGGACTGAACCTGCAGCTATGAGTGTAATCGGTGTCCTGATCCGCAATTCAACCGCTAAGCAGGTCGGCAACTACCGCTCAGAAGCGCAGTACGACCTGGGCCCGCGCATCGAACAGCGCGGCCACACGATCCGCTACTACGACGAGCAGGGCACCTCAGGGTCTGATCTGACCAAGCGCAAGGTCGCCATGCAGATGCTCGATGACATGAAGGCAGGCGTCATCCAGGGCATCGCCGCGTTCGACTTCAAGCGCCTCACACGCGACGAGTTCGGCGTCGACGGCGGCACGATCGCGCGGCGCATCGTCGAGGCACACGGGCAGTTCCATACATGGGACCGCGAGTACAACCTGCGCCTCGACGACGATCTGATGCAGTTTCAGTTCCAGTGCTTCATCGCGGGGCTCGACTGGCGCAACATCCGCAACACGCTCTGGAGCGGGACATTCAAGAAGCTCGAGCGGGAGCCGCACTACATGAAGACGCCACTCGGCTACGTGAATGTGGCTGACGACCGTGACAAGAAGCACGTCGCCAAGAACCCGGAGCACCAGCACGTCATCGACGCGCTCGCGAGGCTCTTCGACGAGTGCGACTCATTGGCCGAGATCTGCCGACGTCTCAACACTGAGGGACCCGCGCGGCCGGCGTTCCGCGGTCGCGGTGGCGAGAGTACGCGTTGGATGGTGTACGGATTGCGCTACATCCTGCGCAATACGATCTATACGGGCACCTTCAGGTTTGGCGTCCACACCAGGCAGCGTTCAACGGTCTGGGACAAGTTCGCGCTGGATGCCAGCGGCGCGCCGCGTGACTTTGAGCAGTTCCGTCCTGATCTGGCCTATTGGGACCCAGCCCGCGTCCGTCGCTGGCGGCGCAAGTTCGACAAGCCCGCGAACACGCGCACGATGAAAAGCGGCAACAAGCAAGCGTTGCCCGGCGTGCTCGAGTGCGAGACGTGCGGCTCGCGTATGATCGGCTTCGGCGCCGGCACCTACGCGTGCTCGGCCAAGGGCGTCGGCCGCGGGACTGACGGCCGGCCCTGCACGGCGCCCCAGAAGATTCGTGAGTTCGTGGCGCTGCGGCTGCTGCGCGAGGAGTTGCCGAACGTGCTAGCGGACGCGCAGGGACTCGCGGAGCGCGCCCGTGCCAACCTCCTGGAGCATGCGGCACCCTCGGCCGCGAAGCAGCGACTGGCGTTCCTTGAGGAGCGCGTCGCTTACATCAGCCAGCAGATGCTCGAGCGCGCCGAGCTGCAGCAGGCGACCGCGCTGCTGGATCGCATCACCCAGGCGCAGCTGGAGATCGCCACGCTGAAGGAGCAGGTCGTCGACGAGGAGGACGCTCGGCTCAACGACGAGGAGGTCGCGGCCGTGTGCGACCTGCTCCTGAGCAACCCGATCGCCCTGATTGACGGCATGTCGCCGGAGCGCCAGGGCCGCGTCTACACCATGCTGTTTGCGAACGTGCGTATCGAGACGCGTGGGTTCGGTGGCGGGCGTCAGTGGCGGCTGCGGTCCTACACCGCGCGCCTGGTCGACGAGCCGCGGGTCACGCCAGAGGCACCGTGGGCGCGCTGCCCGCACCCGAGAACCACCTATCCGGACGGCGAGCGGCCGGTGCTGATCTTCGGCGAGCGTGCGCCAGGAAGGGGTGCAAGCGACATATCAGCACGCGGATATGTGGACTACCTACCTTCATTGGTTGAGCTAGCTGGCGCGCTCTCTTTGGGTTGAGCCGCCTTCTTCTCGGGCCGACTCAGGATCTCGCGGACCTCGTCCGCAAACAGGCGCGCGAGCTCGTCGAGTAGATCCTGCCGCTGGGGCTTGTCGGCCATAGCGCCAGTCTGCGACGTGGCGGCGTCTAACTAAAAGGCTGAAGATGGGTCCAATGTTGGCTCACGCCGCACGGCGTAGCGGATGCCAGGATGATCTCAGGTCTCGGCGTCCCCAGGAAACTCGTACTTCGGCAGCGTACGGTTCAGAAAGTCGCGCACCAGCTCGGGGTGCTCGTTGAGCATCAGGAGGGTGTCGACCAGCTCGCCGACGCCGCGACCCTGAACCGCGCGGTAGGTCTCCGCCAGTAACGAAGGCGGCACGCGCTTCATCTCGAAGAAGAGATCCGGCTGCACGTTGAACACGTCAGCTTCGGGTACGTACGGGGCCCCGATCGGGTGGGCGCACACGTAAAAGCGGTCGGTCTGCTCGCCCGTGTAGCGCACCGACATGTCTGTCACCTGGCAGTGTCCGTCGGCGACGTCGATCCAGGCGCGCTCAACGCAGGCGACCTTGAACGTCGGGTCCTGCTTGAGCCGCCGCATGCATTCGATGACCTGGTCATCCATCGCCACCCCGTGCCGTAGCAGCTCGATGGACGGCTGCCCGACGATGTCCTCGGCGGGTCGGCCGAGTGCCCTGGAAACCGACTGGCGTGCATACGTGAGATCGAACGGTGGCTGGCCGAAGATGACCCAGACGAAGTCGTGCTCGTCTTCTGGCAGCAAAGGCCATGGCAGGTTGTAGTGCTCTTCGTAGTTGTAGAGCGTCTGCTTGGACATGCCGAACCCGGCGTCCTCCGGCGAAGGCGAGTCGAAGCCCTGAATAAACCCCGTCCTTGACGGATGCGGGATGTGTTTTGCGCGCCGCCGCGTGTCGTACCGCTCGTATCTGCAGAGAACGTCTTCAACGGTCAAAGAGGGTCTGCCTGTCACCCAACCGCACCCCCAAGCTCTGGCGCCCACTGCGCGCCTGCGGGAAAGCTTTCAGGGCCGGTCGGAGAGCGACGCGGCCTCGCCCTCTAACACTGCCTGATACCTGCGTCTAAAGAAAAGGCTATGAAAGAGTCACGTTACGGTCCAAAGAAGGGACTGTAAAGCAACGACGCAACATCCCGCTCGTGTGATGCCGGCAGGGACGTTAGTGGGACTCGGGAGGGACGCGCTGCAAGCGGGCGGGCGAGACGCGCAGAGCGGCCGCGAGGCGGCGGACGCTGCTGATGCGGATCTCTTGCTGCGCTTCGGCGCGCATGACAGTCTTGCGTCCGACCCGTGCGCGCTGGGCGAGTTCTTCCTGGGTCAGTGCGCGCTCCAGGCGGATCGCTCGTAAGCCGGGGACGAGCACCGCTGTCATGCTGGGGGCCCGCTGCGGTGTCAGTACAGGTGCGTTAGTGTCCGTCTCTGGTGGCACTAATGTGTCGGTCATCGTATCACGCCTCATCTAGGCAAGTCCCAGGCCGTCTCAAGATTGGACCCATCCTTACACTTTTAGTTGGACGCTCGGCCATCGCAGACTGGCGGGCATGAGCGAGTCCGAGGCGCAGGAGCAGGTCGAAGGCAAAGTCATCTACGAACCCCGTCGCGTGTGGAAGGCGATCGAGCGCCTCGCGGCGGGTGAGCGGCGGCACTGGCGCGACCAGGCGGCCATCCTGCTCGAGCGGGCCGTGGCGTCGGATCAGCTCGAGCCCGTCGCCTGAGCCATGCGCGTCGACGATCCCAGGCTGGCGGACCCGTCGTTCGCGGCCGGCTTCTCGGCAGGCGTGCGGCAGAGCGCCGATCTGGGTACCCAGGTGCTGGTGGCCCAGCTGCAAGAGACCATCGATCAGATGGCGCGCGTGCTGGCCGAGATGCACCAGGGCCTGGGCAAGCTCGAGGAGCTCGGCGCCGTGTTGCGTGAGGCGGAGCTCGGCTCGGCGTACTGGCGTGAGGAGGGCCGCTGATGCCCGCCTGGCTCGTGCTGTTGGGCGTGTGGCTACTCGCGAGCGTGTGCTTCGCGCTCGGCATCGCCAGGTGGTTCAGGTGGTTGCGCGACTGAGCGTCGCCCACGGCCTGAGCTATCCGCAGACGCGGAGCATGGCCGTGCGCATCGTGCCGCAGCGGACGCTCACCCGCGCCCAGATCCTGCTCGTCGAAGCCATCGTCGGCGAGGACGAGTGGACGCGCTGGGTGAAGTCCCGCGCAAAGGTCTGGGACTGGCGCGGCGTCCACCTGCGCGACTCGGAGGGCGTCATGGAGAGCGTGCATATCACGCGTCTGGACGGCTTTTCCGAAGCCCTGGGCCAGCCCGACTGGCGCTTCTGGCACGAGGAGCTGGGCGAGTCCTTCGATGCCGAGCTCAAGGGCAAGCACGGCACGCTCAGCAAGGACCAGAAGCGAACGATTCCGTCAATGCGCCGCGGTGGCATTGTCGTGTTCACCTGGTGGCCGCGCGACTGGCGGGAGGTTGAGCACGTCTTTCAGTACGGACTGGAGGGTCGGACGAGTTGAAGACTGAGACCGAGCCGGATTGGGATGCGCTGGGCCTCGAGCCCGTGCCCGAGTACTGCCAGGTGTCCGGGTGCACACAAGCCGTCGAGACGTGGTGCCCGCTATGCTCGCTGTTTCTGTGCGCCGAGCACGACGAGCTCACGCCGCAGCGAATGCACGACTGCGTGGGCGGACCGGCCGATGCATGACGCGCTGCCCGCGACGTTCTGGTCGCTGGACACGCCTGCAGGGCCATTGCTGCTCGCGCCATGCGTGCACCCGACATCGAACGCCGAACACCCTGACATCCCGCTGAGCGTCACGTGTCCGCGGCATCTCCGGACCTGGTACTGGTGCCTGGACCGCGCCGAGGCGTGGTGCGACGGCGGGCCGCCCGAGTACGAACACCACGCCGCCGAGCTCGTGCCCATGGAGCGTGACGATGACTGACGACGCCGTGCGGGTGGTCATCACCGTGGGCACCTTCGCGGTGCTGCTGGTGTTGATCTTCACGAGGGCCGCCAGCTGATGGCGCGGGTACCGGCCTTCGTCGCGGGCCTGGTGTGCGGCCTGGTGCTCGGCACCGCGGTCATCATCGGCCACGCCGACGACGTGCAGGCCGAGGTCCTCGCGGCCGCCGCGGCGGCACACGTCGACCCGACCGACCTGGCCGGCGCGGTCTCGAGCACCGGCCTCGACCCGTGGATCTACTTGCGCGCCGTCGGCGAGCTGGACCCGCCCGCACCCAGCCCGCTGACGGCAGCCAGCCCGCGCGTCGCGTGCATCATTCGCGTCGAGTCTCGAGGCGATGCGCACGCGGTGAATCCGCGGTCCGGCGCGGCGGGGTTGGGGCAATTCCTGTCCTCTACCTGGAAAACGACCCCCCAGGGCCGCGCCGGACTGTCGGTGTTCGATCCGGTCGCCAATCGCGCCGCCATCGACTGGATGGTGGCCAACGGCCGTGCGGGCGAGTTCGACGCCGTGCGGTTCAGCGGGTGCTGATGCTGCATGGCATGGCTCTTTGTGCCGGGGCTGGCGGACTCGAGCTCGGACTCAGGATCGCTCTCGGCGACGACTACCGCTGTGTGGTGTACGTCGAACGGGAAGCCTACGCAGCGGCAACTCTCGTGGCGCGGATGGCAGATGAGGCCCTGGATCCGGCACCTGTCTGGGACGACCTGGCCACCTTCGACGGCAAGCCTTGGCGTGGCGTCGTGGATCTCGTGTCTGCGGGGTTTTCGTGCCAGCCCTGGTCGATCGCCGGCAAGCGCCTCGGGCTCGGCGACGAGCGATGGATCTGGCCGGACATTGCTCGCGTCCTTTGCGAAGTTAGACCCGAGTGGGTCTTTTTGGAAAACGTCGGCGGGCTTGTTCGAGGGGGATTGGAGCAAGTTCTGCGCGACCTGGCCGCACAGGGGTTCGATGCGGAATGGGATTGCGTTTCGGCGGCCGAAGTTGGGGCGCCGCAGCTTCGCGAGCGGCTGTATATCCTCGCGCACCACCCTCTGGACGACGCCGACGCTGGACGACAGTGGCGGACGGACCACGCAATACGCCCAGGGCGGGACTGCCTTGGGCGTACAGGCCAGGTACTGGCAGACGCCGACCAATGCTGACAGTTTGGGTGGACATCTCAGTCGCAGCGGCGACCGGTCTGACGAGCTTCTGTTGAAGGGGCAAGCACGGTATTGGGCAACGCCGAACACGCAAGACATCAGTGGCTATCACCCACTCCAGACGAATGGCAGGACCGAGCAGGACCACGGGGCGAATCTGAAGGATCACGCCACTCACTGGGCTACTGGCCCCCAGATCGAAGCTACCGCGGCGAATGGCCGAGTGAGCTTGAACCCGCGGTTCGTCGAGTGGCTGATGGGATGGCCCCCTGGGTGGACCGACTGCGGCTCACCGGTAACGGAGTGGTGCCGCTGGCTGCGGCAGTCGCGTTCCTACGCTTACGAGATCGCCTGTGCACGGGAGGATATGAATGACTCGAGCTCTTGAACAACGCCGACCGCTGGATAAAACCTCGGGCATCCGTCAGTTTGGCGACCTGCCGCCGGCCACCTCGAGCATGGATCTCACCCGTGCGCTGGAGCTGGCGGGCATTGACGAGCCGGAGCTGGTGCTGCTGGCGTCCACCACCTTCAAAGAGTGCTCCTCGATGGAGGAGCTCATCACGCTGATCGCCACGGTGCGGCGGCGTGGGCTCGACCCGCTGCTCAAGCAGGTCTATTACGAGCGGTTTGGGGGCGAGAGCAGCGGTCCCTCGCTGCACATCGGCATCGACGGGCTGCGCACCATCGCCGTCAAGACCGGACGCTACGTCGGCGCGGGTGAGCCACGCTTTTCGGACGTCTACGACATGCGCGTCGACGATCGCGGCGGGACGAAGCCCGTGCCAGCCAAGTGCGTCGTCACCGTGTTTGCCAATAATGGCGGGCGCGTGGGCGCGTTCGAGGGCGTTGCGTTCATGGACGAGTGCTACCCCGGCGTTGGAGCGCGCGGGCGGATGTGGCGCGCGCGGCCGCGCAGCATGCTTGCCATCGCCGCCGAACGGCAGGCGTTGCGGCGTGCGTTCCCATCCGAGACGGGCGGCCTCGCGGACGTCGACGAGGGCGAGCAACCGAGCGGACCGGTGGTGGTTGAGCGCGCGTCACCAGCCCAGACCATGGCCCAGGCGGACGAGTACACGCGCATGCTCGGCGAAAGCGTCTACGCCGTGGACACTCGGACCGGCGAGGTCGTGCAGGACCCGCGCGCCGCGGCGATCGTCGAGCAGGCGCACACAGCGGCCCAGGCGCGCGACGAGACGGTGGCCCAGCTCAGCCGCGCGCAATTGCGGGAGCGCTGGGGCCTGCTGACGGGGAAGGCGCGCGACCTGGGCGTCGAGTACGAACCCATCAGTCAGTCGGTAAGTGACGCTGACGCCCTCGCCGCGGTCGAGGACCTCGAGCGGCTGGTGCACCAGGCCGAGGCCGGCATCGTCGCCTCATGAGCCGTTGGTGGCTGGTGGAACTGCACGAGGACCTGGAGCATTTGCCGTTGACGGCCACGACCGCGCCGACGGATCGCTTCGGCGTGTGGAACGGCGTGCGCAGCGTCAATGGTGTCAAGCAACTGACCGACATGGAGGTGGTCAGCTTCGAGACGCTCGAGGAGCTGCTGAGACCGACCGATCCAGAGCTGATTCGTTTGTGGAGGAGGCAGAGGGCCGAGCGTGCCAAGGAATCCACAGCCAGCACTTGAGGGCGAAACCGAGCGTGAGTACGCGTGGCGAATCTATCCGGATGACGCGCGCGAGCTGCTGCTGGCGAAGGCGGCGCCCGCGCGACGCTGCGCCCAGACGGGCTGTGGGGCGCCTATCTGGTGGGGTTTTACCCGTGCCAACAACCGGCGCTGCCCCTTCGATATCAAGCCCGACGGCACCAGGACCGGCACGAGTCACTGGCGGACATGCAGAGACAGACCGAGAAAGGACAACCACTGACATGCGACTCAAGCTCGACAGCGTGACGCACGCGCGATCCAGCACGCAGGATGGAGTGCGAACCAAGTTCGCGTTGCGGTTCCAGTTGTTGGACCCGGTCGATCGTGAGGAGGCCTTCGCGCTGGTTGGTCAGACGCTCGACGCTCAGTTTGAGCCGCAGCAGGAGTCCTTACCGGGGATGGAGGATCGATCGAATGGGCACGTGGCGGATGCGGTTGATGTCGACGAGGAGGAGCCGATCGCGATTCCATCCAACGGTCGCCGTCGCCACGGCACACGCTCGAGCGAGCAAGTCTAGCCGGAGGGTCGACGGGTGGCCTTCGACTGGATCGAGTCGCACCGCGGGCTCAGAGACCATCCAAAGACGGTCGCGCTCGCCGCGGCGTGGGGTGATCGCAAGCCATGCGTGCTCGGCCACCTGCACGAGTTGTGGTGGTGGACGTTGGAGTACGCGCCGGACGGTGTCATTCGCTCGGCGTTCTTTCCGCAGGTGGTGACCGCGTGCGAGTGGCATGGTCGGCCGCAGAAGTTCTGGAGTGGACTGGTGGAGGCCGGTTTTCTGGAAGTCCTAGCCGGAGTGGACGGGTACGTCGTGCACGACTGGGACGAGTACGCCGTGCGACGCATCCAACGCTACGAAAAAGAGAACCAGCGTAAGGAGGAGTGGCGCAAGAAAACCGGACGCGCCGGCCGGACGGAAGACGATGCGCCGGCCGGACGTCCGGAAGTTCCACCCGGACGCGCCGGCGGCGCATCCCCTACGCGCGCACGCCACCAACCGGACCTACCGACAGGACGCGAAGCGTCCTTACCGGACCAACCCCAAACCCCTTTGCCGCCGGACGTCGCGGATGCCCTGGACGCGGACGCTCAAGGCCCTCCGGGCACCGCGTCCGCTCAGCGCATCCCGCCGAAGTGGGAGGAGGTCGCCCCCGGGCAGCACCGCGGCAGTCCGAACGGCCATGGCGAAGTGGCGCTGCTGACGGCCCGCTGCCCGCGCTGTGAGCGATCCATGCCCGTCGCTGACGTCGAAAACCACGACTGCCAGCTCGTGCCGGGCGAGCCGGTACAGGCCCCGCCGAAGCGCCGCGGCGGCCGTGGTTTGCATCGTGTTTTCGAGGACTCGGACAGCGTGCCGCCGGAGGTGCGCGCCGAGCTCGAGCGAATGGAGCGTGAGCGTCCGACGCCTGAGCAAATCGCCGCCGAGGTCGCGCGGATCGGCCAGCAACCGCGATGATTGCTAGCGCCGACTGGTACCTTGCGGCACGCGAACGCTGCCACGCGCTGGCCGTGGAGCTCGTCCGACTGGATCGGCTCGCTTCAATGTTCGAGTCCGAGGGCCAGTATGTGCGCGCCGATCGTGTGCGTTTCGATCGCGAAAGTGTGCGCGAAGATCGCTCGAAATTGATGCGCGAAGTGTGGCGCCGTCGGCGCGTTCTGGCGCCCAGCCGGGTCCATGCCTGATGCCGCGGGGTGTCCCGCACTCCCCCGAGCTGCGCGCCCAGGTCGTCGCCGCGGTGCTCGCCGGTACCACCGTCGCTCAGGCAGCTGCGCAGTTCAAACTCGACAAGGGCCTCGTCTCACGCTGGGTGGCAACCACCGCGCCAGTTGCAACCGTTGCAACCCGCCAACGCGCGCGCGACCCCGAGACGGTCGCGGAGCTGCTGTATGACCTCGTCGCCGACCACGTCGAAGCGCTACGTGTTCAGCTTCAGGCAGCAAGTCGCCCAGAGTGGCTGGCGCAACAATCCGCTGCCGAGCTTGCCCAGCTCGTGGTCGCCGAGCGGGACACGCTCATTCGCGTTCTCGCCGGATTCCGACCGGTCGACAACGGACCAGCTGAGCTCCCTGAGCCTGCCGCCACTCCACCAAGCGCAGATCCGGATGACGGCTGAGGCCGTCCGGTTCAACGTCGCCGCCTGTGGTCGCCAGATGGGCAAGACCACGCTGGGCATCAGTCGTATCGCCGACATCGTCCAGACCCAGCCGTGCGCCTGGATGGCACCGACC